GACCTGGGATCACCCGGTCCCCACCTCCGCCTGCGAGTCGGCCCGCCGCACGGGAGGAGGTAGCCGTGTACCTGCCGGTCACCTCGACTGAGGACATCCTGATCCCGGCCACAGGGGACGCCACCGGCCTGCCGGTCAAGGTCGCGTTCGTCTTGAACTCGGAGGAGCGGGAGCCGACCGAGGTGGAGTACCACGACGCCGCGTGGGAGGGCACGGACATCGTCCTGCTCGTCGGTCCGGACTCGACCGTGGTGTTGGCGGAGGGAGAGTACGACGTGTGGGTGCAGGTCACCGGCGTTTCGCCGCGTAAACCGGTCCGCCGGTCCGGCCTGCTCACCGTCGGCGGGACGTGACCCTCGCCCTGTCGCCGTTCGAGTACGCGGCCCGCCAGTTCGAGCCACGACCGCGGCGCTGGGCGACGCCAGGCGAACTGGCCGCAGACCTGGACCCCACGACGATCCAGACGCCCGCACTCGACCTCATCGACCGGGAACTTGTCGCGGTCGGCGACGGCGTCGAGGACCGGCTCATGGTCTTCATGAGCCCCCAGGAGGGCAAGAGCGTCCGGATCTCCCACAGGTTCGTCCAGTGGCTGCTCGTCGAGAACCCCGACCTGCGGGTCGGCATCGTGTCGTACGCCGACGAGATGGCCCGGAGGTGGGGCAGCGACATCAAGCTCGACGCCCAGACCTTCGACGGCACCGACGGCACAGTCGACCTCGGCCTTCGCCTACGAGCCGACTCTAGGGCGGCGGGCCGCTGGCAGATCGACGGGCGCAAGGGCGGCGTGTACTGCGTCGGCGTCGCCGGGTCACTGACCGGCAAGCCGGTGGACGTCCTCGTCATCGACGACCCGATCAAAGACCTGGAGCAGGCCCAGTCCACGGTCTACCGGGAACGCGCCTGGCGGTTCTGGCAGGCGGTCGCCGTCCCCCGGCTCGGACCAGGGTCGCGCGTGGTCCTCGTCCAAACCAGGTGGCACGAGGCCGACCTGGGCGGGCGTCTGCTGGCGCAGGATCCGCAGCGGTGGCGTGTGGTCTCCATCCCAGCTGTCGCCGAGTCGGCCGACGACCCGCTGGGCCGGGCGATCGGTGAGCCGATGGTGTCGGCCCGCGGCCAACGCGACTGGGCGAAGATCCGGTCTGACGTCGGCGAGTACGTGTGGGCGGCGCTCTACCAGCAGCGCCCCGCCCCGGCCGAGGGTGGGCTGTTCAAGCGGGCGTCCATCCGCCATTGGGCGCCGATGCCGGCCGACCTGAGCCGCCATGGCGTGGCAGGTGGGCGGCGGCTTGACCTCGCTGGCAGGGCGGTCTACCTCGATGACTGCTGGCGGTTCATCACCGCCGACTTGGCGGCCAGCACGAAGACCTCGGCGGACTACACCGTGGCCGGCGTGTGGGCGATCAGCCTGGACGGCGACCTGATCCTGCTCGACGCGATCCGCGAGCGTCTCGATCCGGCCGGGCACTGGCCCGCGATCCGGGCGCTGAGGGAGCGCTGGTCGGCGGACGTGGTCTATGTCGAGTCCCGCATGTTCGGGACCACACTCGTCTACGAGGCGGGCCGCGCGGGCGTCCCCGTGCTCGAACTTCACGCCGACACCGACAAGGTGACCCGCGCCCTCCCGGCCACTGCGCGTGCGGACTCGGGGCGGTTCTGGATGCCGCCACTGACCGTCGGCGCGTGGGTGCAGGAGTGGATTGACGAGCTCCTCTCGTTCCCGAACGCGGCGCACGACGACTGCGTGGACACGACGGCGTACGCAGCGAGGGTCCAGGCAGCCCACTGGCTGCCGCAGGAGTCCGGCGAGGCCGTCAGGGTGCGCCGGGCCGCGCGCCCTGCCCAGGGTGCGATCGACGAGGCATACACCGCGGCGACAGGCACAAGCCCGAACAGCATCGACTACATGGCGATCAACTACTGACCGGAGGTGGCCATGGCGATCGGCGACGCCCCGCGCACCACATCCGGCTATATGTCCGACCATCTCGGCTACGGCGCCACGTTCGCCGACGCCACCGAAACCGTCCCGGACCTGATGTGGCCGGCCTCGATCGCCACCTACAGCAAGATGCGGACCGACCCGCAGCTCACCGCCGTCCTCAACGCCTACGGCCTGCCGATCCGGTCAGGGACGTGGGCTGTCGATTCGGCCGGGTGCCGGGATGAGGTTGTCGAGCTGGTGGCCGACGACCTCGGCCTGCCGATCCTTGGCTCTGGGGACGAGCCCGGCCCGGCCCGCCGGCGCGGCGTGAAATGGGACCAACACCTCAGGCTCGCCCTGCTGATGCTGGTGTGGGGCCACATGCCGTTCGCGCAGCGGTACGAGATCCGCGACGGCCGGGCCCGCCTCGTCGAACTGGCGGAGCGGATGCCGTCGACGATCACCCAGATCGACACGAACGAAGACGGCAGCCTCAAGGGCATCCTCCAGTACGGCGGAGACAACCCCATCCCCGCGTCGCGGCTGGTCTGGTACGCCCGCGAGCGCGAGGGTGCGGCCTGGCAGGGCCGCAGCATGCTCCGTCCGGCGTATGGGGCGTGGCTGCTGAAGCATGAGGCCTGGCGCGTGCTGGCGACGTCCAGCCGCCGGTTCGGGACCGGCACCCCCGTCGTACACCCGCCGCCCGGAGCGACCGCTGTCCAGGTGGCCGAGGCGAACCGGCTCGCGGCCGCGATCCGCGTCGGCGATCAGAGCGGCGCGGGCCTGCCGCCGGGCTGGACGCTGGAGCTCGTCGGGCTCACCGGCGGCACGCCGGACACCCTGGAGTGGGTCCGCTACCTGGACGCCCAGATGGCCCAGTCCGTGCTCGCCAGCGTGCTCAACCTCGACTCCAGCGAGAACGGCAGCCGCGCGCTCGGCGAAACCCTGGTCGGCCTGCTGGAGATGTCGTGGATGGCGACGGCGAAGGAGATCGCCGACCCCGCCACCGACCTGTCCGTGCAGATCGTCGACTACAACTTCGGCGAAAACGAGCCCGCCCCCAGAGTCGTAGCCACCGACATCAACCGGCCGGAAGTCACTGGCGCCGCCATCGCCCAACTAGTGCAGGTCGGCGCGATCACGCCCGAGCCTGAGTTGGACGGCTGGCTGCGCAACAGGTACCGGCTCCCTCAGCGCGGACCCGAGGCGCAGCCGCCCGCGAGCGCGGCGCCGGTGGATGCGCCTCGGGAACCGCTCATCCCCGCAGGGCAACGCGATGGATGACGATGCCCCGCTCGTCCCGATCGCGCCCCCTCTGGTCACGATCCCCGACGTCGAGCTATGCGCGGTCGGCACCTGGCACGCCTCCACCGGGGTCACGACGTTCACGCGTGAGGACCTGGCGGCCTGTATCGCCGCCATGGACTGCCCCGGCGTCCGCAACCCGGTGCTCAAGCTGGGCCACGCCGAGGAGGACGGGGCCGGTCTGCGATGGGACGGCGAGCCGACCATCGGGTGGATCGGCAACATGCGCCTCGGCCCCGACGACGCGAAGATCATCGGTGACTACACGGGCATGCCCGGATGGCTCGCCTCGATCCTGCCCTCCGCATACCCCGACCGCAGCATCGAGATGTACCGGCCGTTCAAATGCCAGATCGGCCACTCCCACCCGGCCGTCATCACCGCCGTCGCCCTCCTCGGCGTCGCACCCCCCGCCGTCGGCGTCCTGCAGAGCCTGCAAGACGTCGCCGCCCTCTACCAGGTGCAAACCGCCGCGCCCGTCCAGGCGGTAGCTGTACGCCACGGCAACGTCGTCTACCTGGCCACCACCACACCCGAACCGGAACCTCCCGAGCGGCGCGCCCCGACCGCGCTGGAGACCGCATCCGGGGTGGACCCAGACGCGATCCAAGAGTCTTGGCAGAGCGCCCTCGACGACCTGATCGAAGCGTGGGCGCCGATCACCACCGCGTGGCGAGCGGACCTCAGCGAGCAGATCCGCGACCTCGTCGACCAGGCCGAACTGGTCGCCCTCGCCGCGATGGAGCTACCCGTCGCGCTGGCAGAGACCGTCCTGCGTACGGCGATGCTCGCGCTCGCCGAGATAGCCGCCGGGCAGATGGCCGCCGAGGCCGCCTCGCAGGGCGTTCAGGTCGCCGCCCCCGACGTGGACGACGAGCACCTGGGCGAGATCGCCTCCTCGCTGGCCGAACTCATGGCGCGGTGGCTCGCGGGCGCCGCCGGGCGCGAGGCGCTCCGCCGGGCTACCGCGGACGCCTCCGGCGACGACGTGGCGGCGGCGGTCGACGAGCACCTGGCGGCGCTGTCGGACCGGTTCGTCCGCGAGCAGCTGGGCGGCGCCCTCTCTGCCGCGCAGGCGTCCGGCAGGTTCGGTGTCCTCGACCAGGCGCCTGACGCGCAGTACGCGGCCAGCGAGGTCCTGGACGCCGGCACGTGCAAGCCGTGCAAGGAGATCGACGAGCACGTTTTCGAATCCCTCGCCGAGGCGAAGGCGCACTACCTGACCGGCGGGTTCATCAACTGCGAGGGCCGCCTGCGTTGTCGGGGCATCATCGTCGCCCTCTGGCCCGACACAGCTGCTGCCGCACCTCCTGGCCCCGCCCGTCATCCCGTCCGCCTACTCATTGGAGGGCCCAGTCATGGGGACCAGAGTGTCCGCCTCCGTATCCACTGAGGACATCCGCCGCGCCTACTACGAGACCGCCGGCTACTCGCTGTGGATCACCGAATTCGAGATCAATCCGCTGCAGCTGATCGTCTGCGACGACTCGACCGGCAAGTACTACCGGGTCGGCGTCAACGTCGACGGCGACGCCTTCACCTTCGATGACGCGGTCGAGGTGGCGATCCAGTACGCCGACGTCACCGCCGCGGCGGCCCCTCGCGCCGCGCTGGCGTGGGCGTCGCGGGATGAGTCCCGCACTGGCATGCCGACCCCGCAGCCCCCGGCGAGGTTGACTCCGGCGCAGGCCGCGCAGCGCATCCACAATGCTCCCGTCGCCGCCTCGGCGAGCGGGCCTACCAAGGAGGGACCCACGATGGATCCTGCCAAGATTCGGGAGGCCCTCGGCCTGGCGGCCGATGCCCCCGATGACGATGTGGCCGCGGCGCTAGCCTCGGCCGGGTTCGGCGGCGCTCCCGCCGCGACCCCGCCGGTGCAGCCTCCGGCCGACCAACTGCCGCCGGTTCAGCCCGTGGCCGCCGCGTCCAGCGACGCCATCCTGCTCGACCCGGTGCAGTACAACGCGCTGCGCGTCTCCGCCGCCCGCGGGGAGGAGGCGTGGCGCAAGCTGCGCGAGGCCGAATGCGCCGGCGTCCTGGACGCCGCGATCAAGGCCGGGAAGTTCCCCCCGGCGCGGCGCGAGCACTACGAGAAGCTGTGGGCGGCCGACCCGGACGGCACCAAGGCGATGGTCGAGTCGCTGGCCTCCAACGTCATCCCGATCATGAGCAGCGGCTACCCGGGCGTCGGCGACGAGACCGAGCAGGACCTCGTCTACGCCTCCATGTACCCCAGCACCCCGAAGGTGGGTGGACAGCGTGGCTGAGTACACCCCCATCCACCAGCTCGGCGGCGGGGCATTCACCTCGCAGGCGTCTGGGTCGATCTCCGGCGGCGACTGCGTCGAGGTGTCCGGCTCCGGCACGGTGGCCGCCGCGGCGGCCGGCAGCCTCAAGGTGATCGGCGTCGCCGCGCACGACGCGAGCAGCGGCGGCAAGGTCGCCATCCACCCGCTCAAGTCGGTCCAGGAGACCCTGGCCGGGGCGGGCGGCGTCACCGCGGGCAACCCGCTCAAGGTGGGTGCCGCCCCGGGCAAGCTCATCTTGTGGGTGACTGGCACCGACTCGGCGGCGGCCTTCGTCGGCGTCGCCCTGACCACAGCCTCGGCGGACGCCACGCTGCGCTGGATTGGACGCTGACATGCCTCACATCTATCCTCCGGTCGCGCCGTCGATCTCGGGTGACGTGCTCACGATCAGCCGGTTCCTGAACTCTCCGGCGGCCGTACAGCGGCGGCTGCGCACGCTGACGGAGAACCGTTTCATCGCCGACGTTCTCCTGTCGGGCCGGTTCGAGGTCAGCGGCGGTTCGATCCTCTACGAGCAGAGCGAATCGATCTTCACGTCGAAGGCGCCGGAGTCTGTGGCCCCGGGCACCGAGTACCCGATGGCGTCGGCGGCTCCGGGGACTGCGGCGTTGGCTGCGGTCACCAAGTGGGGCCAGGACGTGCCGGTGACGGACGAGCACATCGGCCGGTACGGCGGCCGCGCGGTCGAAGTCGCGATGATCAAGATCGCGAATCAGATCATCAAGCAGGTCGACGCGGTCGCACTGGCCGTCATCGCGGCCGCCACGACCGCCACCCGCGCGGCCGGTTCTCCCGGCGGTGTCGGATCGGCCCGAGCCTGGTCGGTCGTCACCAGCGACCCGGCCACCACCGCCGCGCCGCTGATGGACCTGATGGGCGCCGCCGCCGAGATCCGCGCCCTGGACCAGGGCTACGAGCCGGACGTCGCGGTCATGAACGACATGAGTCTCGCGCGGGTGGTCGGCACCGCCGCCATCATCGCGGGCCTGCCGCGTGAGGACCGCAACAGCGTCACCGCTGCGGGCCTGGCCGCGTTCCGGGAGATCGCCGGGCTGACGCCGCTGGCGACCAACAACCTGCCCGTCGCGTCGACGTGTTTCGTGATCGACTCGACCATGCTGGGCGGGCTCGGCTACGAGCGCATCCCCTCCCCGGAGTACCAGGGCGACCCGGCCAACGGCGTCGAGTCGTACTCGCGCCGGGACCCGGCCGCCAACGACCGGTGGATCGTGCGTGGCCGCCGGCCGGTGGTTCCGATCGTCCAGGAGCCGGGCGCGTCCTTCAAGATCACGGGGGTCTGACATGAGGCATCGGGTCGTATGGGCGGCCTGCTCGGTCACCAACCCGGCGAACGGCGACGAGCGGATCCTGGCGCGGGGGGACATGCTCCCGGACTTCGTGGACGAGTTCACGCGGTCCGTCCTGGCCAGCTCCGGGGCGGTCACGGTCGTGGAAGACGCTCCCGAGACGGCGGCTCCGGAGACGGAGCTGCCGCCCGTGGTGGAGCCTCCGGCCGGCCGCCCGCAGAAGGCGCGGCAGTCGTAGACGTGGTCCGGCCGGGGAACGGGGTCACCCCGGCCGGACCGCCACAACCGAACAGGGAGGTGGGGCAATGGCTGAACCGTGGGAGCCGTCCCTGGAAAGGGTCGCGGACCACATCCCCACCCGCACCCGCGACAACACGACCCCAGGGTCGGATGTTCTGCTCAACACCTTCAACGACCGCACCACCCCCACAGCAGAAGGCGCTCAGCGGCGGATCACCAGCGCGGCCGCCGAAGTCCTGGCCGGCGCCGGCGGCACCATCCCCGCAACCCCGCCCCACCTCCGGCAGCTCGCCTCCGAAGCCGCCGCGCTCCGGGCGGCCGCGGCGATCGAACTGGCCTACCGGGATCGTGACGCGGACGTCCAGGTCGCCGAGCAGCTGGACCGGCGGGCCACGGCCGCTCTGGACCGCCTGATCGCAGCCGTCAACGACTCCGGCTCCGGCACGGACGGCGCGCTGCTGCCAGTCTGGTCGATGCCCGATCCCGTCCCGTACGGCGACACCCCCCTGTAGGAGGCCGCGGTGGCCGGCATCGGCGGGCGGGGCTTCGACTTCCGGTTCAACGAGCGCGAGCTCGACGACCTCCTGCGCGGGCCGGACGGGCCGGTCGCCCGGGACCTGGCCAGGCGTGGAGAGATCGTCACCCAGGGCGCGAAACGCAGGGCTCCGACCTCCCGGCGCGGCTCAGGCGGCCGCGGTTCCGGCTATCTCCGGTCGAAGATCGGATGGCAGCTGGGGCATGACGAGATCGGCCTCTACGTGGACATCGCCTCCCCGGCCCGGACCCGTTATGGCGCGCCGTACGGACTTTTCTGCGAAGTTGGAACACGGCCGCACGTGATTCGCCCGCGGACGCCGGGTGGGTGGCTGCGCTGGGTCGACAGTTCTGGGAAGGTGCGCTTCGCCAAGGAGGTGCACCACCCCGGCACGCGAGCACAGCCGCATCTGCGGCCCGCATTGGACGACCTCCGCGGGGCCTAACCGCCCCGGGCGCGCTCGCTCTTACATGTCCGACACTGCCTACGGAGACGGGAGTCCGCCTTTGAACGGTGGGCCCAGTAGGTGTTCTCCTCCGTCCACGCATGCCCGCGCTTACACGTGGGACGTTCAGCACGGAGAGGTGCATCGAGGGGCACACCGTTAGCTGCCCTCCATCGTTCACGGTCGCAGGCTCGGCATTCGCGCCCCTCGGAGCCGGTGTGCGTCTTTGTACGGCGGGTGTTGGCCTCGTCATACGGGTGGCCCTGGGGACAGTGGGTCTTCGACCCGTTGACCTGCGCCACGTCGCCTCTCGCGATGTTCTGGGCGTTGCTCACATCTTCGAGGTGCACCGCAGAACCGCAGTGGCGCACTCGGCAGAGGTGGTCGATGACGCCGACGGGAGGCGCGCCGTGGGCGATCTCGTAGGCGACGCGGTGCACCTTCCGGTTGCTGCGGATGGAGTTGTCCCAGATGACGCCGTACCCATCAGCGTCGATCGCGCCATTCCATAGAAGGCATGGGCCGACGATCGGCCTTCCGAGGCGATCGACCTTGATGGCGGGCTCGGCCTCTACCAGCTTTACGGCGAGACGTTTCGCGACGGTATTTCCCAACACCTTATGACGATATCGGGAGTTGGGGACATATGCCCGCTGTTCCTGCCGTCACCCTCGTCCGAGAGTGGATCAACAGCCTGGAAGACCTCGTCGGCGCTGAGAAGCCGCTCGCGCTCGGCGCGTTCCGCCGGCACCCGCGCTCCCCGGCCTCCGGCGCGTTCGCCGTGCTCTCCCGGGTCGGCGGCACGCGGGGCATGACCGCCGAGGACGGCATCGACGGAGCCCGCATCTCCGCCTCCATCTTCGCCGGTACGGACGAGATGGCCGAAGCCGCCGCCGTCGCCTACGCGAACGCCGTGGAAGCCCTGTCCGGCGCGCCCGCGGTCATGGGGGACGCGCGCTGCCTGGTCGCCGACTCGGTGACCGGTCCGCTGCTCGTCGATCAAACCGATTCGGACCGCGACCAGTTCCACTACCTGGTCGACGCGACCTTCCACATGCATTGACCAGGAGGTATTCATCATGGCGGTTCTGTCCACCCAGGTGCTCGTCCCCGCAGGGGCGGCGGGCACCCTCGCCGCCGCAGCGGGCGGCGGCGACACCTTTACTCCCGGCGACGGGGTGTGGCTCGAAGTCAACAACGGCGACGCCTCGGCCAAGACTGTGACCATCGCGACGCCCGGCACGATGGAGGGCCTCGCGGTCGCTGACCGGGTGTGTGTCATCCCTGCGGGCGAGCGGTGGAAGATCCCGGTGCCAGCGCGTCTTTATGCGGCCGGTGATGGGACGGGTTCGATCACGTACTCGGCCGTCACGTCGGTGACGGTCGGCGTCTTCAAGTACGCCTGACGCCCATGGCTACCAAGAAGCCCGTAGCGCCCCCGGATCCTGGGCCGCCGCCGTACTACATCGCCACCGAGGCCCTGTGCGTCGATGGCAACCCGTTCCAGCGCGCGCACAACACCGGTGATCGAGTGCCCGCCGAGCACGTCGTCCGGCACGGGTGGGCCGACAAGGTTCGCCCGCCCGACGGCTACGCCGCCCCTGAACCCACCAGCGAGCCTGAGACCCCCACCGGCCAGGCCACCACCGATGAGAAGGGTGAAGCCTGATGCCTCGTGGAAAGCCGGAAGCGATCAGCCTCGGCCCCGGATATCTGTACATCGCCGTGCTCGGCACCACCGAGCCGACTGACCTCACCACCCCGTGGGCGAGCGTGAGCGCGAACTGGATCCACCTCGGCTACACCACCGAAGGCTCCACCTTCACCTACACCCCGAGCGCCGAGTCGGTCGTGGTGGCCGAGGAACTCGACCCGGTGGCCCGCGCGCTGACCGGCCGCGAGTTCAAGATGGAGTTCGCTCTCGCCCAGCTGACCGCCACCAACCTGAAGGTGGCCATGAACGGCGGCACCATCACGGCCGGGTCCGGCATCGTCACGTTCGAGCCGCCCGACCTCGGCGAGGAGCTGCGCACGATGCTCGGCTGGGAGTCGGAGGACCACCAGGAGCGGTGGGTTCTACGCCGCTGCCTCCAGACCGGCGCGTCCAGCATCGGCCGCCGCAAGGGCGCCGACCGGGCCGCGATCGGCGTCTCCTTCGACCTGGAGAAGCCGTCTGGGGCCAAGCCGTTCAAGGCCATCCTGTCCAGCCCGACCCGCCTCTAGGAGATCTTCGTGCCGCGCACCTACACCTCCAAAGCCGCAAGACGAGACCACTCCCAGGAGCTGCCGCCGCCGGAGTTCGAGCTGGACGGCGTCAAATTCGTCGGCACCGGCAGGCTTTCCGCCCTGGACGCCAGCGAGTTCGCCCGCCTGGCCGCCAGCGGAGTCGACAGCGAGAGCCCCGAAGGCCAGTCGGCGATCGCGGAATTCTTCATCACCGTGCTGGGCAAGGCGTGCTACCAGCGGCTACGCGCCCACATCCGGGAGCACCAGACCGACGACTCGGTGATCATGCAGCTCATCGGCGACATCATCGAGGACTGGTCGAACCGCCCTACGAGCACGCCCTCGGCCTCCTCCGATGGGCAGACGAGCACGCCGGGTACGTCCACGGTCGTCTCCTTCTCACGGGGCACAGTCGAGGTCACGGACGGGCCGACATCGGAGCAGGAGCCGGAGCGGGAACAGCCGGTCAGGGTCTACGGCTAGTCGACTACCTCGACCTGATCGAGGCGCTCCAAGTCGAACGCTACGACACCGTCCTCCGCAACATGGCGCTCACCGCCGCCATCGGCGATGAGAACGTCAACCCGGACGCACTCGACGCGCTCGACGACCTGGCCCACCAGTACCAGCCCGCCCGCCAGAACCCCGAAGAGCGCCGCGCCACCATCGCCCGACTCGCCGCCATGGGCTAACCACCCGGAACCTGAGGCGGGGGGTGTCCGTGGCTCCCCTCGCAGAGGCCTATGTCCGCGTCCGCGCCGACACCAGCGGCGTCCGCCGCGAGGTACGCGACGAGTTCGGCCGCGCCGGAGGAGACGCCGGCCAGGAGTTCGGCCGGCGCTTCACCCGCGACGCCAACGGCAGACTGCGGGATGAGCGCGGCAAGTTCGTCGCCGAAGGCACCCAACTCGGCGCCGCCACCGGCCGCGGCTTCGACCGCGGATTCTTCGACCAACTGCGCGGCCTCGCCCCCCGCCTGTCCGGCATCTTCCCCGACCTGAGCCGCGTCGGCTCGGGCCTGTTCGACGGGCTGACCGTCGGGATGGATCGCGGCCTATCCGGCCTGCGCGTCGCCGGGACGGCCACAGCCAGTCTGACGTCCCAGGTCGGCCAACTCTCAGCCGCGCTCGGGAAGGTCGGCGTCGGAGCGGCCGCGTTTTCGACGCTCGCGGCCGGAGCTGCTGCTGCTTCGGCCAGCGTGATCGGTCTCGCCGCCGCGGCAGCTCCGGCAGTGGGGGCCCTGGCCGCCCTGCCGGGGGCGATGGCGCTGAGCCAGGCAGCCTCGGCGACCCTGCAGTTGGCGTTGATGGGCGTCGGCGACGCGTTCAAGACAGCCCTCACCGGGGATCTCGATCAGCTACTGGCCGCGACCGCCAATCTGAGCATCTCTGCCGAGCAGGTAGCCCTTGAGGTGCACAACATCTCCGGCCTGTTCACGGGGTTGAAGTTCGCCGCCCAAGAGGGCTTCTTCCGGCCACTGATCGGCGAGGTGACAGAGCTCCGCGGGGTCCTGTTCACGCTGCAGGACGGGATCCGGGGTGTCGCCGGGGAGTTCGGTCTTGGCGCCCGCCAGCTGTCCGACTTCGTGCAGTCGGCCGCTTCTCTCGCGGCCATCACTGCCATCTTCGGATCCCTTCGCGACCTGATCGCGGCACTCCGTCCGGCGCTGGAGCCGCTCCTGGCCGGGCTGCGGGACATCTCGGTCGTCGGTGCCGCGTTCGTGGCCGGGATGGGCCCTGGCGTAGCCGATCTGGCCAGGCGTTTCGGTGAGTTCCTGTCGCAGGCCGCGGCGAGCGGGCGCGCCCTGGATTGGATGCAGGGGGCGCTGGAGGTTTTCCGGGCGTTCGGTGCTATCGCGAAGGATGTCGGCGGCATCCTGTCCGGCGTCTTCGGCGCGGCCCGCTCGGCCGGTACGGGCGCGCTGGGTGTCATTGGCCAGCTGCTGGACAAGCTGAACGCTTTCGTGCTCTCGGCGGCCGGCCAGGTGCAGCTGGTTGCGATCTTCCAGGCGTTGCAGCGGGTGGGTGAGGCGCTTGGCCCGGTCATCGGGGCTGTGGCTTCCGCGTTGGCGCAGGTCGCGCCGCGTGTGGCGGATATCGCGGTGGCGTTTGGCCCGGTCCTGGTGTCGGCGATCAAGGCAATAGGTCCAGCTTTTGCTGCGCTCACTCCCGGGATTCTGGCTTTCATCGGCGATCTCGGGACTGCTGTGAAGGGCCTGGGTCCGCTGCTGGTTCCGATCGGACTGGCGATCGGGCAGGCGCTCCAGGCGGTCGGCCCAATCGTGATCGCCCTGGCGGGCGCGTTCGCGCAGCTCGCACCCCGGATCGCTGAGGTGGTCGTCGCGTTCGCGCCGGTCATCTCGACTCTGATCACGGCTCTGGCGCCCGCTCTGGCGGCTCTGACGCCGGGGATCGTGGCGATCGGGAACGCGCTGGCAGCGGCGTTCGGGAATCCGGCGTTCGCTGCGGCGCTGCTGTCACTGGCGACGGGCTTCTCGAATCTGCTGGTCGCGGTGTCGCCGCTGATCCCGCCCCTGATCGAGCTGGCGTCGATCTTCGTGGAGCGGTTCGGGGCCGGGCTGACGATGCTGGCCACGTTCCTGACGCCGGTGATTTCGGTGCTGGCGGATTTGCTGGCGCCGCTGCTGCCGCAGATCTCTGCGCTGCTGCGGGATGTGTCGGAGGCGCTGCTGCCGGTGGCGGAGCAGTTCGGGACGCTGCTGGCGGATGCGCTGCGGCAGCTGGAACCCTACATGCAGCCGATCATGGATGCGTTGCGGGAGGTCGGCGGGGAGATCCTTGTCGCGCTGCGTGAGGTGCTGCCGCAGATTACGCCGCATCTGGGAACGCTGGCGAACGCGTTCGGGCAGTTGTTCGTTGAGGTGGCGAAAATTCTCCCGGATCTGATCAAGCTCGGTGGGGAGATCATTGTCGAGCTGATCAGGATGCTGCCGATTCTGGTGCCGATGGTGGCGGAACTTGCGTTGGCGATGCTGGCGGTTTTCCGCGAGGTGGCACCGCTGGTGCCTGTTCTGCTGAGGCTGTTCGTCGAGTTCATCAAGCCGATCCTGCCGGAGCTGCCGAAACTGATCGGCATGCTGACGGAGTTGGTGTTGGTATTTGCAGAGCTGCTCCGCCTGGTCGTGCCGTTTCTGGTGAAGCTGCTGAGCAGCCCGGAGGCGCTGGCCGCGTTCAAGATCGCGGGCCAGGGTGTGGTCCTGATGCTGCAAACGCTTTCGGGGCTGTTCAACATCCTGCTGGGCACGATTCAGATCTTCCTTGGCGTGTTCTTTGGGATGGATGGCCAGGTCTCGGCGGGGCTGACTCGGATCGGCGGGGCGATCAAAACGTGGATCAACGACGTGATCGGCTGGTTCGAGTCGGTTCTGAACACGCTGGTCGGGCTGGTTCCGGGGTTGGGTGGCGCTCGTATCACGCTGCAGCGCCTCGCTGACGGCATGATCGTCCGGCATCGGATGATCGCGGAGATCGGCGAGGCTGGCCCCGAGGTGGTGATCCCGCTGACCCGGCCTCAGCGTGCTCAGCAGCTGGCGGAGCAGTCGGGGCTGCTGGACATGCTGGCGCGGTTCGGCGGGTCGGGCCGGTCACAGATGCCGCGCCTGGCCCTGGCCTCCGCGCCGGCCGCTGCGGGTGGCTCGTCGGGGGATGTGCCGTGGCATGACCGGCCGTTGATCGGCACGTACGTCGCCCAGCCTGGGCAGACCGCGCAGCGGCTGATGTCGGATCTGCGGCTTGAGGCGATCGGAGCGTCCTGGTGACTGCTGGCGACCTGATCACGGCCAGGAATCAGATCGAGTTCCGGGGGCTGCTGCTCGGCTCGGGGACGCCGTACGGGTGGCAGAGCTTGTCCGGCTGGGATCAGACCAGCCTGCTCGGCAACAAGCCGAAGAACAGCGGGGACGGGTCGTGGGCGGGGAACGGGCGCCGGCCTGAGCGGACGGTGCTGTGGGAGTTCCAGATGCACCCGGACGCGGCCGACTTCGCGGCGGCGGTCGAGGCGGTTGAGCGGATGGCCGCGACAGTTCGGGACTCGACCGAGCATCCGCTGGTCATCAATGACGGCGTCGCCACCCGGTTGGTGTATGCGAAGTGCACTCGCCTGGTGATGCCGCGCGACAAGTTGTTCGCGGTCAGCAAGGTGAAGTGCGGGTTGCAGTGGGTGGCGTCCAGCCCGGGCAAGCTGGAGACCACCGAACGCTCGGTGACGATCCTCGCGCCCTCGGCCGGATTTGGAGGGCTCACTTATCCGCTCTCGTACCCGCTCACGTACGGCACCGCCGGGAGCCCGAACAACGGGCTGGCGACGAACTTCGGGTATGAACCTGCGGATCCCGTCCTGGTGTTCACCGGGCCGCTGGATACACCTCGCGTGGTGAACGTGACCGCGACCCGCTCCCTGGAGTTCGACCTGGCCTTGGGCTCCGGGCAGACGCTCGCTGTCGATGTCGGCAGGGGCACGGTACTCCTCGACGGGGCTACCGACCGGCTGACCTCGCGGACGAACTCCTCGGTTCCGGTGCCCGAGTGGCAGCTTGAGCCCGGCTCGAACGACCTGACCCTGCTTGCGGCGTCGTTCGGCGCAGGCGCGTCGGTGTCCGTGACCTGGCGATCCACCTACTGACACCTCTGGGGAGACGTCTGTGACGATCCGTACGCTGGCGCTGGCTTCAGGCGTGACGAGCCTGCAAGACCACCGGCTGCTGCTTGGCACCTTCATGGGCCCAGGTGCTTCCGCGATGGAACGGCGCGGCGGCATCTACTACATGCCCGGGGCTGCCGACCTGGTGAGCGCGAGCGCCCTTCAGGCGACGGTGAGCCCGTTTACCGCGATTGTTGACGGCACGTCGAATTCGCTTCAGGGCGCGTACGTCGTGGGCGTCGACGCGAATGTCACGATCACGTTCGACGCTGGCGAGGCCGGTGTCATCCGCAATGACCGGGTGATCCTTCAGATTCGTGACACGACTTTTGACGCATCTGGCAGCACAGACGCGAGGGTCCTGTACCTGAAGGGCAACACCTCCACTGGCGCGGCCACCGCGCTGCCCGCGTCCAGCCTGCTGCTGTGGGAGGTGGCAGTCCCGATCGGCGCGTCGAGCATCACGTTCTCCTCGGCGCGGACGGACAAGCGCACCTGGGCATTCACGCCGTTGCGAATCCCGGTCAACAACTCGACCGAACGCGATGCCCTGCCTGCGATCCCCAACCTTGAAGTGACCCGACTCGACACGGGTGATATTCAGCAGTACTGGTCGGGCGCGTGGCGCACCATCGCCCCCGCAGCCGCGCCGACATCGGCCGTCTCGGTTGCCAGGAAGACGAGTGGAACAAGCCGGACCTCCACCAGCGTGACCGCCGACCCGCATCTGACCCTCCCGGTTGAGGCCAACTCCGTCTACTTGTTCGACGCCGGGCTCGCTTACACGCCCGCAGGTACCAGCACGGGGTTCCAAGTCGGGTTCGGCTGCCCGTCCGGATCAAGCGGACATTGGACGCCCGTCGCGTCGAGCTCGAACACCACCACACCAGCGTTCGATATCAGCCTGAGGTCTCTCGGTGCCGCGAACTGGATGACCATGGGATCCAATGGCACCAACACCACGATGGCGTGCCCGAGAGGGCTTCTGATCACTGCGGGGACCGCCGGCTCGTTCGAAGTCGTGTGGTCGCCCAGTAACTCAACAGGTGCCGAACTGCGGATACACAGCTTCCTGCGGCTGGAGAAGGTCGCCTAGCTATGGCGCTGCACCGCTGCGTCGTCGCCGACTTCCGGACCGGCACGACGCTCACTGAGCTGGACTTGAGCATCGACACCTGTCAACGCAGGATTATCATCCCGGGCCAATTCCAAGCGTCGGCGTCGCTGGCGAACCGTGATCTGTGCAACCGCGCCGCGAAGATCAAAGCGAACCGCACGAAGATCCACATGTGGAGTGGCAACATCCCCTGGGGCAGCTACTTCATCCGCCACGTCGCACCACAGCAGGACGAAGAAGGCAACATCAGCCTCAAAATCGTCGGCCAATCCCTGGAGGTTTACCCCTACCTCCGCAAAATCCGCAGCCTCCTCACCTACACCGCCGACGACGACATCGACATCGCCCGCGCCCTCCTCAACGACATGATGAGCCGGACCGAGAGCCAATTCGGGCTCCAACTCATGGCCGGCACCCGCGGCGTCATCAGAGACCGCACCTACAAGCCCAGCGAGAACGCCTCCTACGGGCAGCGGCTGGAGGAGTTGGCGAACGTCTCCAACGGCTTCGAATACATGATCCGAGACTCTTTGGATCCGGTCACCGACCAGCTCGTCCACACCTGGGTCTGGGCCACCCAGCTTGGCACTCCCGGCGTCATCGCCCGCGACATCACCCAGAAAGGCCACATCAAAGCCTGGGCCATGCCCGAAGACGGCACCGTCGCGGGCAACGCCTGGCAAGCCTTCGGAGCCACCCTCCAATCCGACATCGGGGTCGACTCCGAACCCCAGATGTCCACCGTCTACGAAGACGCGGCCAGCCTCGCGGCCGGGTACCCCCTGCTCGACCAGACCGTCACCTTCGGCAGCGTCAAAGAGCTGGCCACCCTCAACGCGCACGCCCAGCAGCTGCGCGACACCAGGACCGGAGCCGTCACCGTCCCCCGCATCCTCGTCAGGTTCGATGACGCGTTCTCGATCGACCCCAACTACCTGGGCGACCTCGCGCGATTCACCCTCGTCAACGACTTCTACCCGCTCGGCCCCGACGGCGCCCCCACCATGACCCGCAACTGGCGCATCGTCGGCATGGACCTCCACACCCCGCAAGGCGACGACCAGGAAGAACGCGCAGAACTCATCTTCCAAGAGGCGACCTGATGCCCGGCACCCCGAACTATCCGACAACCCCAGGCGACGACCTCCGCGAACTCCGGCGCGCGGCGACCGAGGCACAGACGGCCGCGCAGAACCGGGTGCCGTTCGTCCAGGCCAGCCAAGGGCTGTGGCTGCCGAACTTGCCCGGCGACTCGCCCGCACCAGCGAACGGCGTCATCCTGTACGCGAAGAGCGGCCACCTGTTCTGCCGCGAAGCCGACGGCTCCGTGCACCAGCTGACCTCTTAGTTTTCGGCCTGCAGATCACACTTCTCGATGATCGTGTCAGCGGTCTGCTCCCGCACCACCTTGCCGTCCACGCGGATCCGGCACGTGATACCCGACGCGATCCCCGCCGCACTCGCTTCGAGAGCGACCCGCGGCGCGACCCCGGCGACGTTGACGGTCTTGCTGTACGGCAGCGGAACGCCGCGCTCCTCGCCGCGGTCCGAACCGACCCGCCACGTCAGATCCGCCGTGGCCGCTGTCGAATCTGCGGCCGCCTTGTCGATCTCGAAGGTGATCGTGTGCGCCCCGAAATCGCCCGGCTTCGCCGCCTGCTCACTGCCGACCGAGGCGACGACGGCGAGGCAGCCGGCCACCAGGGCGAGCGGCAAGCCGATGGTGAGGATGAGGATGAGCGGCCAGTTCGTTCGCCGCGGCGGGGGCGGCTGGTAGTAGCC